GACGCCGCCTTCAGTCGGGTTAAAAGCCGTTAGTTCTGCGTCGGTAGGGACTGTCCCATCAGCCCAAGTCGTCATCGTGTCGTTCGAGCCAAGACCGTTCAAAACGGTCTGCTCACCTGGCAAGACAACAATCGACACCAGCGCACGCCGACGCTCTGCATCAGTCGTGAACCAACTGCGAGACGTAATAATGCCCGCTTCGACGATCGCCCGGTTGATAGTCCTGAACGGGCGGCTTTCCGTGTAACCAGCTTCTAAACGCTGCAGTGAGATGCGTCGATCCAGGTCGCCTGTCGACTTGTAATCACCGCTGATATAGGTGTCATTTCCTATGTAGCTGGACACATAAAGAATGTATGGCGCGTTAAGCGGATCGTCAGGGACATCAGCATTGCCTGCCAACTGCCGAAGCTCATCGGCTACAACGTCAATTTGATCGCGGAACTGCCCTTGCGTAGTGTCTAGATCACCAAGGCTTTGGTCTTCGCCAGCGCGGTTCAACTCGGTCACTTTGTCTCTACCGGGGCATTTCGCTAAGTATAAAGAGCTGGTTTAGACAGCTTCCCTTAAATGAATCGGCCCTGTCGTCACGAACTGGGCAGTTCCTACGATCATTTCAGTTGGTCTGACATTGACGGCGCTTCCAGTTACCAGAATGTGCGCCTCGTAATACAAGTCACCTTTGAGCAAACCGCTGCAGTCTGAGCCACACCCTTCGCGCTGGATCATGTAAAACTTAGCGTCCGCGTTGCAGCCCTTTTCGGTCATAAACAGCAGCTTCATTAGCATGTTGCCGTCAGCCTGAGTGTCTGTTAGACACTGCCGTTCCACAAAAAATTCAGTGCTGCCGCCGCCATTCACCAGAGATTTGACAGCTTCGCCAAATTTGTCACTGACGCTTGTTGTATCCACGCTTGGAGCGTCAAGGCTTAGAGACCATTCACGCAGGTCTAAAACACACTGCCAATAAGGAGCAGGGTCTAACGGTTGACTGCGTGGCTGCAGATCGGCGTTGTCATATTCCTCTGTTCCAGCTTCTGGGCGTTCATAAGTTGGCGCGTCTTCGCAGATGCTTGCCAAGGTGACGGTGTCTTGTGCATCGCTGAATTGGTACTCGCCTGACAGGCTGACGCACTTCCACACTGCATTTAGATACTCAAGGCTTCCAAAAGGTGCAATCGTGACGTTGCCACCGACTGGTGCTAAATCAAGCCGATCATCAGGACACCCTGCTAACGCCTCACAGCGCGTTTCGTAAAACGAAACCCTGCCTAATTCATCAATATGGATGTAATAGCCATCCTCATCGTTACAGGATGGAATCTCATTGCCGCCAGAGACATCACCTGCCCTGGAGTAAAACTGCGCGTCATCACCAGCCTGACCGTCGGGATATTCCTCATCATCGGTCTTGTAAAACTCATGGGCGTCAGATGTGATGTGCGAGCGGTTAGGGCCAAGAAACCAACGGCTGCCGAAATAATTGCCATACCCATCAGGGTTGGCAGGAAACTCACCATCAACAATCGGCAGGCAGTCTGCACCAATGCGGTCGCCAGTCCAGTACCCATCGCAGATGCTGTCGTACTGATTATTGAACGCGTTAAGGCTGTTTGGATTCAGGATGCACGGGTCTGGGGCGCATCTTTTTAATTCAAGCTTTCCGCCAATGCCAAGGACTGCCATTTAGAACCTGCCCTCGATTGCTCCAGATACTTGAAAGTTGATGCTTACAGCCTGCGCTGCTCCTACATCAACGCTGCTACTGACGTTGGTCAATAAAACATTGCAGCGAAAAGCGTCGTTGCCTTTGCGGTTAAACACAAAACTGACGTCTTGCGTTGCAGCCTGATCCTCGAAAATCGTGTTGATTAAATCCCTAGCAACTGTGTTTCCAGGGTCGTAAAAAATACTGCAGCTGCCAGTAGCACCGCGTAGACCTGAAATGTAAGTGCGATCGTTATTGCCAAGACACGTATCCTCAATCGCGTCACGATCAACGCTAAGGCTCCAGTTACGCACCTTCCCGACGCGGTTAGTGCCGTAAAGCATGTCGCCATCTGCGCCAGTTAAAACCGTCATGCGTTATCCAGGGTGGCGATGAGCTGAACCTGAACTTTTGAGCGCCCAGGGCTAAGAGATGAAACAGAAGGGCGTTCTGCCCACCTCCAGTTTAATGAGTCCCCAATTTGCCCCCGAATCGGATCAGCAGTGCCAGCCCACACTTGGGCAGGTAAAGACAAGTCATCAAATGCACCGTTTGCTTGCTGCCAGCAATTCAAAATGTCCTGCAACCCGTCATCGTTGACGGTGAATTCAAGATTCAACGTCGAATCAAACGGCTGACTGCCGTAAAGACGTGTCGTACCAGCGCCGTTGATCGCTTTAAAGCGCTGAGTGGCAAATTCACCAGGCGCAAAATCACGGCGGTTAGGGCATAGATCTGGGAATCGAGTCGTCATGAGTACAGCTGCCCTTCGATAACCCAGTTTGCCGAAACGTCCCAGTCAGCAGCAAGCAGGCTTAAACCCTCTGCATTGGTCGGGTAGATAGTTGCCTCAACTTCGATGTTGCCATTTTCGTCATACGAAAGTGCCTGGGTCTTATAGGTTTGCGTGTCTGAAACGGTGTTACGCAGGCAGAACACGGCATTGCGGAACGTGGTTGCACCGCTGCTGACCACCATCGACTCTTCGCGAATGCTGTTTGTTGTGCCGTCCCACAGCAAAACGTCGTAGGTGCCATCAGCCAGTTCCGGCCATGCAGTCACAACACCGTCGCTACTGATCGCGCCGTTCTGCGGCTGCTCGAACGTCACTGTCTCCATGCCGAGCTTGAAGATGGAACCGATGTCCAATGCCGCTTGGGTAGGCGTGGTCGAGAACTTGATGCTCTGGCTGATCAATCTCCTTGTGCGGCACAGGTACTTGCCAATATCAATCGCCTGCTCTTCGCTCGTGCAGTAGTCACTGACGTCAACGCTCTCCAATGGTGCATCCTCTGCTGTGTCTGCCTCACGCACCGTGACCTGTCGAATGACAGGGAACAAACCGTTTTCCGTGTTCGCTTTTTCCTCACGCCAGCGAACAGAAATGCGCGGTGGGATTCGGTCCTGCTCATCCGACAAGCTCAGTTCAAAACTGTCCTCAAGGATGTTCCCAGCTGTAAACAGCGCAGTCACCTCCACTGGGTCATCAAAATTACAGACTGGCTGCAGCGCAAACCTGCCATTGCGAACCACTAAATCAAGCAAGTAGTTCTTGGCTACAGCAGCGCCCCAGCTGCGGATGTTGACCATGTCCTCAATGACTCCGTCAAAGAAATACTTTCTGTCCTCACACCAGTCAGCAGCTTCGTTAAAGCTGTCCCGGTCAATCTGCTCCTCATTCAGGATGTTGCCCGTTCCATAGCGAGCATTCGTCATCAGGTCGTAGAGCACATCAGGAAAACGGTTAGTGCTGCCGATGCCCTGATTGCAGTACACGCTGAACTGCTGCAGGCTGCTGATCTCTCTGCTGCTCCTGATGTTCATCCCCACCATGGCGAGGTGGGCATAGTTGGGCGCCTCATCATTTGGCGTCTGCGTGTCGACGTAGACGATCTCGTGCTCCGGTCCAGTGGCACTGCTGCTGATCTCGTTGTAGATAAACGATTCAGCCATGCGGGCAAAAGCATCGCCGTAATAGTTGCCGTCATCCCGAGGCATCAAGTCTTCCTCTGACCGCAAAATCTGAGCAGCAAAATTGTCAGTTGTACGGTCGATACCTTCGACACCGCTAAAGCGCACTGTCGCTCTGCCACCAGTAAACGAAGCGCGGTTGTTGCTCTTGTAATCCAAGACGTTGATCGGCTGGCTGAAATTGCGAGCCTCGTAGCTGCACACCGGCATGAACTGCAACTCATAGGTTGCGGCGCTCTCGAACTCCAGCCTCAGGTAGTTGTAAACAGGGGTGCTCGACAAACTGCGGACAGCAAACAAGCAGGGAATCTCAGTGAAATCGGCAGCCCCTGCCACCCGGTAGCCAATACGGAAAAAGCTATAGCGCGTTTCTGGAGAGGTATAGGTCGGGTTGGTGTAATAGCTGTTTTCATCCCTGCTTTCTTCGTCGATCAGGTCATAACCACGGTCAACATTGGAGAACGCACAGATGCCGCTCATGTCCATGTTGACGTTGCTGCGCAGCCCCAGCTCGATGTACTGGCTTTCGCGTTCGATCGAGACATAGCCCTCAGTGAGCCGCATCAAATGCGTCTGACGAGTTGCGTTAATGCTTGGCGCACGAATCGGTTCGTTGTCTTCCCCTAATGAAGGCTTCAGCGCAGACTCGTCATAGAAGTGCAGGCGCCCCGCACGCACCACCTCAAATGTCGCCTGGATGTCATTACCACCCTCAACTGGGAAATTGCTCACCTCAGAATTGAATGCCTCATTGCTGCGGTCCACGCAGACAGCAATGCAGGTGCCTGCTAGGTAACGCTCGCCAATCTGAATCGCGTCGTCATAACTGCTTTGGCGACTCGCTACAGCGTTGGCTACATCCTTGGTGTCGTTTTGAACTTCCTTATCGCCACGAGCGGTCGTGAACCTGCCGCGATAATCACTATTTCTAAAAATCTTGTAGGTGAACTGATCGCCAACAGCTAAATCGCGAGTGCCTCCATCGCCGCCGATCACCCCAGCCCTGCCGTGGTAACGCCAGTCATCCTTGCGGCGGTCAACAATGGCCTGGAGGTTGTTGACTCCACCATCACCCGTGTCAAAGTTTTCTCTTGGCTTGATCTCAGGATTTTTTCGATACGGAAAATTGTTGCCTACAAAAGGGCCAAGGCCAAAAGCGCTCTGGTTGGACGGTGTAGTGACATAAGCAAAATCAGGTGCCCACCCCGTGTCTGTACGAGTCTGAAAGACGTCACCCGCACCATCATTCTCTGCATTGCCTAGGTCAGACTCAGGCAAACGACCTGCAACATGGTCATCGCTAGTGATCCGGTTGTTCTCTTCGCTTCCGTCGACGTAGTAAAGAGAGATCCGCGAAACGTCGTTTTCGGTCAGATCAAAATTACGAATCAAGTTGTTGCCGATCGCGTACTGCTCAGGGTCTGGCTCAGCCAGCGTTCCCTCTCCAATCAGAAACATCCCCCGCAATAACTGACCACCGCCAACGCTTAAAAGCTGCGACCACAGCAGGTTTGTATTTGCCCTGACGCCGCCATACCAGCGGCCATCAACCTCTCTACGGTTGGCGTAGATCAACTGGACTGTGGAGCCCATCTCCACCACGTTCTGGACCGTATCAAAGCCTGATGTCGGCGCTGAGCGCTGACCACTGACATAGCGCTGGCCGCCAGTAGTCCTTCTATCTTTTTGCTTTTCTTGCTCTGGCGGCTTAGGTGCTAACAGCGTTGCTAAATAGGCAAGTGCAATACCAATAGTCAGCTGAATGAGAAATGGAATAACCAAAAAATTTGTTGGTTCCCCTGGCTTTAACGTCCCAGAGCGATAACACTCAAGTACAAATGAGCGGTATTGCTGCTCATTGAGCCCAGTGATCTCCATGATCTCCCGGTCTTGCGGGAGCAGGGCAATTGGTTGCAGACGAGAATCCATTAGCTCAGGTTGATGTCTCCAGTTGATGGCAATGCACCTACCATCCGCAAACTCAAAACACGTCTAGGTACATTCTGTCGAACTGCGTCTAATGGGCTGCCAAGGCGCACTGAAAGCCTTGAGCTGTCATGCTCTAAACCCGTAATGGCATATAACTCTTCTGAGTGAGTTGAGCCCTCTTCAAAAGTCTCAGGGTCTAGCCAGACAGTGCGAACTCGCGCTAGCCAAAACTCGTTTGCAGCACGGCTAAACACAGACAGTGACAGGTTATTTAGGGCAAACACCAGATTGGCTTGGATGTTTCCGGCTTCTAAATCAAGCGTGCCACCGCTAAAGCCAAACGCGCCGAAGATGTAGTCATCACCGTTGTAGCTTCGCGTTTCACCCTGAAAGAAGTTCTGGAACTGATTGCCGGTGTCCACACCGTCTGCATCTTCAAGCTTTAGATAAATCCCAATCGCTAATGCCATCAGATTCCCACCTGTGCGCGAGTTGCTGGCTTATTGCGCATGTCAGCAAACACACGGGCTCTGGCTTCCTTCAC